GAGTTAAGCAATATGCCCCCGGCAACACTGCGCGCGACACCATCGTAAACCTGAGCGGCAGGGATGTCGGTCGTCGGTTGGTTGAACTCGATCCAACTTCCGAGCGGCTGCGATGTCGGGATGCAGATAATCCGGACGGTCCAGCTTAACCGGGAACCGGCCCAAGTGATTGTACCGGCACAACTCATCGTCCACTGAGCATGGGCATACGCCATAGCGAGACCACCCAACGTATCACCGTATAGGGTAGAAGCGCGTAACTGCGCGTAGTTGCTGTCATCGGCGAGGCGCACTTCCAGTGAATTGCTGTTGGCCCGCAATGCCGGAAAAGCGGCGGTAAAATCGACCCAGGTTCCAATCGTTAATAATGAGACACCGGCGATACGCTTCAACGCTAAAGCAGTAACAGGCGAAGTCGCCGCCCCGGTAGCACCTCCTGCGTCGGTTATACTCCACCTGTGAACTCCAGTAGGTGGATCAAACGCATATTGTCCGCCCCATTGGGTGGTGCTACCCGGGCCATATACATAACTCGATCCATTCCAATACGTATTAAAGTTAAAAAACGAACTGCCAATATAGGAGTTGTATCCGCCATTATTACCGAGCACTAACGCCGCGCCACTAGCCGCATCTAAGCCATATATATAAAGCGGGCTCAATGCAGTCCAATAATTAGCTAGTGACACACCGTAATTCAGCTGGTCAACGCCACCAACCAAGAACTGGACATTGCGCGCCGCCCCAGTGCCGTTCTTATCGGTCCCATACCTCGCGACGTTACCGCTCCAATCTCCCATATAAGCCCATTCGCCGTTGCTAGCGTCGGTCATGGTGTTATAGCTGCGGGCGGTCGCCCCTGCCGTGCCGATGTGCAGTAGAGCTTGCGGTGGGATAGTGGGGAAATTACCGATCCCAACGTTGCCGGCGCTGGTGATCCGTATCCGTTCGGTGCCGAAAGACGTGTTCGGCGCGCGGATGTCCTCGCCAACAGCGCCGGTACGGAACGACAGGGCAGTCGGCATCGAGTTGGCGGCAGTGAACGGCCCCTCGATCATCGCCCGGATTGAGGCCGAGTATAGATGCTTTGCCGCTACATAGCCCTGGTCGGTGCCCCATTGCCCGCCAAACCCAAATGTGCCGAGATACCCTCCATACTCGTTGTTTATCGGATTACCATCAGTGCGACGGAAGCCGACAGCGAACCTACCATCGAAAGTGCTGTTGCCGTCGCCGCGCACTCCTACACATTCAATTGTTGCGCCAACGCTAACATCAGGACCGCTAACATAGGTATTAGTAAGCCGGATAGTATCTGATTGGTTCAGTTGTGCGACAACATCAAGAAGCACGCTAGGTACGGGGCTCTTAATACCTACATAGCCGTTCGGCCCAATGCGAATAGACTCGGCGCCGCCCCGCATAATACTGACGTCGCGTGCGAGGCCAACACCGTTATTGTCGGTGCCGTATCGCACCACATTACCGGACCAATCCCCCAGATACGCCCATTCGCTATTAGTGGTGGTGATCGTCATATTGTAGCTGCGCGCCGTCGCAACCGCCTGCCCAATATGCAAATCAGCCAAGGGGGTCGTTGTCTTGATCCCGACCCTAGCGTTGACATAAATTGGGGCCGTACTGTCGCTATAAATCGCATAATTCGCGTGGGTTCCGGTCCCGACGCCGCCATTACCCGTAATGAATATACCTCTATTGTTATAAGTGCCAGCCGACGCATTCGGGCCGGGGACAAATACATAAACACCATAATTATTAACAGTTACCGTTCCCGATCCGCCATTGTTGATATTGTCAATTCGGATGCCGGCATTTGTAAACACACCGGTGCTGCCAACGCTGCCTTGCGAGCGCGACCAGAAACCATAGGTAGTCGCTGGGGAAGGACCGGCACTAAAGTTTGCTATGGTCCCTGCAACAAAACCAGCCGCGGTTGTGGTCTGCGCTCCAGTGTATCCGGCTTCAATTCTTGGATTATGGTTAACCCCATAGAGGGTAGCTATTCTGGTTGATCCAGACAACGAAGGCGTAATGTTGACGCTGTAGATACTACCTGACGACCCCGTTGGCGTAACGATAGGATTGATCAGCAATGGGCTTTGCGGGCTTGTGGTAGAACTGGCAAAGGTTCCAGCAATATTCACATGACTAAGATGATTGCCAGTTACCGTGCCAGAAACCACCACCCGGGCATCTGTTGCGGTAATGCCCGCGCTGGTTAGCGACATTACCGTTGCGCCCGCACGGAGAAAATTCACATCGCGCGCAACGCCCGAGCCGTTCAGGTCGGTGCCGTAAGTGGCGACGTTCGCCGTCTTGCCCCAATCTCCCAGGTAAGCCCATTCGCTATTGCTGGCATCGGATATAATATTGTAGGTGCGAGCGGTCGAAGCGGTACCACCTACAGTCAAATTGGCTGTTGGGTTTGGATTGTTGATGCCAATAAGTCCGGTAACCGTAATGGTCAAACGATCAGTTTCTGTAACAGGATTACCGGCTCCGGGAGCATTTCCACTAGAAAATGTCAAAGCTCCAGTTGCCGGGTTTAAGAAAAAGGCTCCGCTGTAATCATCACTATAAGCCTTTTTATTCACACCATCATGGTAACTATTGAAGCTGACACCCGGCCAAAACGGATCAAACGACAGACCCCAGTTGGAAGGGGTGTTTATGATCCGCAATACACTACGACCAATAGAACCACTATCTATAATATCTAGAGGATAAGGTACTGGATTAGATGGCTGTACAATTAACGGTCCACTTAATGCGCCGCCAACTAGAGGTAAATAATCCGCCCCACCTGTTACGACAGCGGTTTGAACAAAGGCTGTAGTCGCCAATTGGTTATTAGAGGTTCCTGGGGCAGCTGTGAACGCTGAGATATATGCGTAATCGCTATCATCGGCGAGCCGCACCTGAAGTTCGACGGCGACGCGCTTTAGGGCTGGAAAGGCCGAGCTAGTACCAGAAAACCCAACAAGTCCGGTCTTTGGGATTTGTATCTGAGAGCTTTCTCCCAACGCCAAAGTTCCGGCGATGGATACAGTAAGAAAGTTCAGGGCGTTGACACTGTCGCGTTGGAACCAAGTATTGTCGGTCTGCTTGCCGATCTGCCACTTGTTGCTCGACAGGTCTTGAAACGTAATATTGCTTTGATTGCCGCCCGCAGCATTGTCAATAACGATCGAGGCGCTGTTAGCGCCGGTGCTGGTGAAATACGCTTGGCGCGGACCCGCAAGTCCTACAGCTATAGGGCTATTGAACTTCCAATTGCCGGGGGAGGTAACGCCATAGTCCAACTGAACGACGCCACCGACCAAGAACTGAATATTGCGGATGAGCCCCGAGCCGTTCTTGTCGGTGCCGTATCTGGCGACGTTGCCAGACCACGACCCCATATACGCCCACTCGCCGTTGCTGGCGTCTGTCATGGAGTGGTAGCTGCGCGCCGTCGCAGCCGAGCGGCCGACGTGCAGGTCGGCTTGAGAAGGAAGACCCGCTGTATTTATGCCGGCGCGATAAGCGTGCAAACCATCCGCATTAATTGACGCTATGTCACTTCCATCAATTACAAACTCATGGCTGCCGCCGGTTACAACGTAGTTCTGTCTACTGGCGGTGATACTGAACCCATAATTATTAGAAAATAACGCAACATGCCTAGATAGATCGGTTGGGCTGTTGGCAACCGCAGAACCGAAGCTCAAACCGCCGCTCAGCGCGCCGCCAGTCAATGGCAACAGCGTTGCCAAATCCTCGGAGAGCGGGCAGATAAACACTTGGGCGGAACCCGAGAGCGCGATCGGCGTGTTGTTACCGGCGCCGGTCGAGCGGTACACATTGCGGGTTAGGGTCGGTCCGGTAGCGCTATAGACGCCCCACCCCGCTTCGCTGTTGATGCCATCGGCGATGCCGTAAGACACCACCGCACCATCCGGCACCCCGGACTGAGCAAAAGAAAGATATCCAAGCGCTGCCGTCCCAAGCGTGATAGTGCCGGGACCAGTGGTCATAGTGGAGACGCGGGCAAGGTTATAGCCGTTGTTCACGCTAAAACTCCCCCGTCGAGCCTCTAGTTCTGCTTGCGAATTGTCGATGCCGAGAGGCTGAACAGACCGCTAGTCGAAGACACCTCGCCACCGAAATCGATGTACGCGATTAACTCGTCGGCAGTAGACACGCCACCCCTCGCCTTGTAATACACCGCTCCCGTTGCCGCGATTGTCGCCGCCGACCAAGACACGGGACCAAGAGTGATATCAGTGCGATTGTTGACGGTGTCCTCGGCAACCGAAACAACGGCATCAGTGCCATCGGCGGTGTAGCCGTTCCCGACCACCTCGCCTGTCACATCACTGCGGTGGCGATGAGTTTGCTGGTCTGGGGCATAGCCCGTCACCAGCATGCATCGAAAAGCGTCGCTGTCGTAGTCGATCGCGCCCGTCGCTTCGTCGGTAAGAGCCGAGTTGTAGATCAAGCTTGGCATCAATCGATCCGATGACGTTCGTACTCAAGAATGCGTCCGCGATCATCCCATTTGGTAACAACAGTACGTTCGACTCGATTGTCGGGAGCGGGAGTCGCACTGCGGACTGCTGTCATCAGTTCATCAAGTGAATAACTCGGGGCCGCATCGTCTCCCTCGTCCTCAGTCTCCAGCAGCGGTGCATCCATTACAGTCTGACCGGAGGTCGAGGCATCCCGCTGAACGCCGCCTTGTTGCTCGACTTGCCCAAAGTCCAACTCAAGATCAGCCGCAAGCTTCTGCTCACGGTTAAGCTGGCGAAACACCTTCCTCCAATCCCCGCCTTGCTTAGCGATCTCAAATTCACGGGTGGACATGCCGCCCTTCACCCGTAACAAGGCAGCCTGAGTCTCCTTCAACTCGTCAATCTGCCCACGTCCAGCCCCAATCCAATCGCATGCGGTAAGGCATTCCTTACCCCAGGGGCGATACCAGATCTCACTGGTAAAGCCACGAGGCAATGGCATGTTGCCGGCATTCATATCCTCTTCGAGCCACAAGGCGTAGATCTCATCGGCGAACCGATCAGCAACGAATCTCTTCGTACCCATCATGTGCTTCCACGTCGTCATCATGGCCGCACGGGCTGACGAGTAATTCGTTCGACTAAAATCGCGGGCAAACTCCTCGTAGGAGATACCCAGACCAGCCGCAATATGCCGCAAAAGGCTTACCTCAAAGTCGGTTCCAACGCCCCCCGGTGTCCCCAGGGTCTGCATGTTCAATTTCGTGCCGGGGAACAAATGCGGCATCTTCGCCCCGTCCACCGCGACCCCATTAGCGCTCGACAGGTACTGATTAAGGCTACTCAGGTAACTGCCGATGACATTCAGGAAGCTGGCGTTCGGGTCCAACCCGCCGCCACCCATTGCCGCCGCGATAACTTCCTTCGGTAACTCACTTTCAATTGTAGCAGCGTAGCTCGCATTGATGACCGCATTCTGCAACACGATCTCCTCGAACTTCTTGGTCATCTTGATGTCTTTCAACACCGCCACGAGCTTTGATATCCCTCGTGACTGATCGGGCTGAATCGCATCTATGATGTGGATGACCTGACGGCGACCCCACGGCTTTTCGACCGGGACAAACGCCCACCGGAATGTATCGGTGCCGAGATACCATTGTGTCGGGTAACCGATGCGGATGAAGTAACCGGTTGCCCGCCCTCGGATATCTCTGCGAATCCCCCGCCGTAAAAACTGGTCATCCTCTCGCCCATCGGGGTTCGATAAACGGGTGGGCGCGACCATCTGAATCGCCGTGCTAAACGGTCGCCCGATCTCACGTATCCATTCGACCGTCGCCAACACCTCACCGGTATACACCCACCCCGCTACAGCCAACCGCACCAACGAGGTAAACGTGTGCTTCCTGGCCGCATCGAGGTAACAGGCGGCCGAATCGGCCATGATGTTGAATTGCTCTTCAGCCGCAAGCTGAAAGTCCTCCGCCCAAACCTCATCGAACCGTGACGAGTAAAGTTGCTGTAGGACAGTCCAGTTAGGCTGCGCATTCAGCCGAAACTGCGACCCAACGATGTTGTCCCGATTGATATCGACGATACCCTGGGAGTAGCCATCATTGGTAACGACATCCCGGCCCCTGAAATCAGCTTCGTCTTTGACCTGATTGATGATCTGGTCGGGATGCCGGTAATCGGCATTCCACAACATCGTCTCGCGAGTGGTCCGATCGGCACCCTCCAGGGCACCGCCAATCGATGCCGTCTCGGGTCGTGAGAGCGCGATATCAGGCATCACGGGAAAATGAAGTTAATTGGAGTGGTCAACGCCGCGCCCCTACCGGACAGGCAAGCGTTATAGGCGGCCTGGAGCATCTGCACCTTCTCGCGATAATACTCGGCGTTACCCGTACTATACTCGATCCGAGAGCCGTCTGAATCCATTACCGACCGTACACCGGGAGCGATCAGGCGTTCGTACGTCGCCCTTGCCTTGTCCAGTTCGTCCTTGATCGCCGCACAATCCGCCGTCGTCTGTACGATCATCACCGATCTCCTTCATCCGCTGTTCAATGTGTTTCCTCTCCAGGCGCAAGTTGTCGAAGACGAATTGATCGAACCGGCGGTTTAGCTCACGTAGTTTATCCAAGGCTTTTCCCCAGTTCAGCAAAGTTGTAGGAAGTCTCTGTTGAAGTCAACGAGTCTGGATCATTCGGCTTAACCACCAGCGGGTTACGGCCCCACACATCGGCCCACGATGGCGGGTTCGACCAATCGATCTTCTCGACCAACAGAATCTGTGAGGCACACGCACCAAGTGTGTAGTACAGCAGATCCCACGCCTCATTGCGGATACCCCTGGTCGCTTCCCAGCCCTTCTCCGTCCTGCGCTCAACACAAAGTTCCTTGTAGAACCAATCAGGCAGCCAATCGGGGAACCGGATCATCCCCTTGCCGGGTTCGATGGAATCGAGCCGATTGTGCAGTGCATCCTTCAGGATGTTCGAGTTGAGAAACAGGACCGGGACATCACCGCGTGCCGCCGCCAAACGGTCCTTCCGCTGTTGGTCAGGGTATTCGATGTGCGCTCTCGGCGAAGACCATCGACCCTCGCCCTTGACGAGGTGAAACCGGCCGGCTAACCCACGCCTCCGCAGACTCCGGTAGAATTCGTAGGCATTTGTAGTGACGCCCGCCCGACCACCGCTATCGCAGATGGTCATCTTCACGGTCATAACCTTACCTGTCCCATCCTCGATGGGGTAGGTCTTCAGCATCACCTCTTCAACCAGTTGCTCCCAATCCTCTTGAAACGTTCCCGGTTTAACCCACAACCGGTCACCATCATTGTCGTACCGGTTAGACTTCATGATGCTAAAGCGGTCAACAATGGCTATGTCATACGGAACGCCAGGGCCAATCCCGTGAACTTGAACCACAAAAGCGTTTTTTTGCACGTCAACCGCCGCCACGAGGAACCGGACCCCCTGCGGGATTTGTGGCATCGGTTCCGCTCGCGCTTGCAGTATCTCGGGCAACCGCATCAACTCTTCGGCCTTGGATCGATACGGTTCGCCCAAATCGTTATTGTAAAACTGCTTTAGGGCTTCCTCTGACCCCGTCGCCGTAAATTCGCGCTGGGCATTCAAGAACTTTACGACAAGCTGTGGCCAAGTCTGGAATCCGGCAGCGACCCCATTCAGCCAGAAGCTCGCGATATGGCTGCGCGGCCCGCTGCCAACCACGTTCCCCTGCCGGTCGAGCGACTGCCCGTCCTTGAGCCACGTACCGTATTCCTGCATCTCCATCCGATCGCCGGGGTACAAGGCGTTCCCGCACGTCGGGCAGATCATCCGGACGGTGTCAGCCGCATCCAGGGGGTTCTCCTTATCGTCCCACTTAAGGTGGGTGAACCGCCCCTCGAAATACTCAGTGCATCGCACGCAGTGCCAGTACCAGCGTCTCCGGTCACCCCGGTTGTAGAGCGCTAGGATGCCCGTGGTGGGGGGTGCTTCGTGCGGGGTACTGGCGAGCCACCTGGGGTCCGTCACCGGCCTGGACGGGGACGACTCGGCAACTGTCATAGCCAGTGAACCGAAGGTCGTGGTCCGCATGTACGCCAAGTCGAACGGTGACCCTTCGTCACCAACGTTATCCTCCATTCGGTCGTAATCGGTCAGTGCGATCCGCCCGGCCGGCTTGCCAGCCATTTCGCTGACCGTGGGCCAACTCAGCGACAGGATCATGCCGGAGGAGTAGAGCTTGACCTGTTTGTTGTCACCGGCCCGGTTACGAAGCAGCCGCTCCTTCATCTGCGGCGAATTGAAATTGAGCCGATCGATACGCCGCACGCTAAAGTCTCTCGCGGCCTGCTGGGTCGGGTTAAACAGGATCATATCCATCGGGTCTTGGATCGCCGAGTAGGCGATAAAGTTGAGCACCAAGGACTCGGTTTTCCCCGATTGCGCGGGGCCGGCGAAGATCACCGCCGACAATTCGCGACTCGAAAGTAAGTTTTGTGGTTCCACCATGTAGGGGGTGCGTTCGCGATTCCACGGCTCGGACCTAGCGCCCAACCGCTTAATCATCACGTACTGCTCTGCTACATCGGTAACCGACAGGCGATCCGCTTTCCGGAAAACCTGGGCAGCGTCGATAAAGACATCGGCGACGGACCTATAGCGCCCCGTCTTCGTCAACAGGTCCGGGTCCAGCCTGATCCGGTTTTCGGAGATCGGTAACGAGTCGAACACGGGCTGCCTCTAATGCGTCGTCAACGATCCGCTGTACGAGCTTAAATTGGCGTTCGTTGAAGTCGCCTTCCTCACGCAGAACATCGGGGATAAGCATTATACTCATCCGGAGCGATTGGAAAGACTCGGACGCAACCCTATTCACGTCTTCCGTGAACCACAACTCATTCGATTTCTCAAGGTATCGGTCCCGTGAAAGTTTTCCTTCCCAGTACAGCTTATTGAGGATCGGCGGCAGATCGCGCCCGTTGACCCGCCGCATGTACGCGTCGATCATCTCCGGAGTGATCGGGACGGGGATCAGCCGGCGAGCCGCATCACGCAATTCGTATATCGGATTGTTCTGCCGGCCAACCCCAACCGCCGGAAGATCCCCAAGACGCCTCATGACATCCGGGGTCTTCATGCGGAAGATTTCGGCAAGCTGGTTTACCGACGCACCCTGGTAGATGATCGCACGGGATTCGGTATCGAGATTGACCTTCTCGCTATTCGGCTTCGCGGCAGTCATCATCCCGCTCCACGTATTTACCCACCGACCAGAACACCCCGTCACCGATACTCCGCCAGCGTTTACCCAAAGCCCATCTCCGCTCCATTGTCGTCCAGACTGTCGGACTAAGAGGACTCAGGCACCACTCCCGGTCAATCTTTGGCCGCGCCTTCTTGAAGCGATCCATCAGGAATCACACGAGCGCAAACCGGTTGTACCGTCCATCACGCACGCGGCCCCCTCGTCTACCTTAGTATCAACAACCTCCCGGACCCCCTGAAGCTTACCGTTAGTATTGAAGGTGGTACACCCCTTCGCGCCGCCCTCGTAAGCGCGCATGTAGAGTCCCTTGAAATCGTTAAACGAGACACCCGGTCCATGACCAGCTACCTGCCCCTGAACGTTGCAGGTCTTAGAGATCGAACTGTCCACCCATCGTTGGGCCGCACACAACACGTCTACGTGTTGCTCCGCCGTCGTTTCGTTGGCCGTCTGGCACCGGACCCCGAAGAACTCGTAAGCGTGGTCTACGGTGTCGAAAACTTGCTTTCCATCCGGCATGATGATCGTGTACTTACCCTCTATAGCGTATGGTGGCTCGATCCCCGACGACAGGTTGTCGGCCGCCATTGAGATCGTCCCGGTTGGTGCGATCGACAGCAACAACCCATTCCGCAACCCGTGCCGCCTGATACCGTCCCGGATCTCATCGGTCAGCGAGTTCTTGACGAACCAGCCATCAAGGTATTTGTCGGCATCGAACAGGGGAAAGCTCCCCTTCTCCTTCGCCAACTCAATCGAGGTGCGGTAAGACTGAAGCGCGATCCGCCAGAGGATCTGATCCTGCATCGCGATGTACCCTGGCGATCCGTAACGGTGCCCGATGATCTCGATCGCATTCGCCATGCCGGTCACGCCTATGCCCATGCGGCGCTTCGCCAGGGCTTCCTCCCGCTGGGCTTCCAAGGGGAAGACGGTGCGTTCTGGTACGTTGTCGAAACAACGAACTGCCGTATCGACCAGATCGTCCAACAACTCCCAATCGATGTCATACCGCGAAGAACGCGGGTCAACGATCCGGTGATCCGTCGCGACACCGTAACCTTCGGGGCGGGCCATCTCGACCACGTTGCCAATGCGCGACGGGGTCAACACCTTGACGACATTCAAACTACCAAGGAGGCACGCTCCGTTTGGCGGCAACGGCTGCTCGGCGCAAGGATTGGTCGCATAGATCGTTTCGCAATAGTAAAGCGGGTTTCTAGCGTTGATCCGGTCGATAAACAGCACACCGGGTTCCGCCCAATCCCAGTTCGACTCCATGATCCTGGCCCACACATCCGCAGCGCGAACGGCCCCAAATTTGGTGTCCCCAAAACTAAGTTGGTAAAGCCCATCCTTCTCCAGGGCTTCCATGAAGGTGTCCGTCACCGTCACGCTGATATTGAAATTCTTCAGTTGGCCGGTGCCGCGCTTTGCGCTGATGAACTTCAGGATGTCCGGATGGTGTACGCTAAATGTACCCATCATAGCGCCACGGCGATGACCGGCCGTCAGGATCGTCTCGCAATTGATGTCCCACACGCGCATAAAGGAGATCGGCCCGCTACTGAAACTCCCCTCCCCGAGTCCTCGAATCGCTTCACCCTCGGGCCGCAGCGTGTCGAAATTCCAACCCACGCCTCCCCCGGTACGAAGCGTCATCCCGCCCAGTTTCAGCGCCTCCAGTATCCCCTCATAAGAATCGGGGATCAGGCCACCGACAAAACAGTTATAAGCCGTGGTCAGGTATGGTCGCCCCATTGAATGTTGCTGCCGCCCTGCCGGTAACAACGACTGATCACGCGTGTATCTCAGCGCCCGCCGGAAGTCCTTGTCATTGTCGGTTGTAGCCCGCGACCAGCGCACACAGTAATCGTCAAACCTTTCCTCTTTTGCACGGTATTTGGAGGCATGAAGAAGCTGACCAAATGCAGTGCGTGGACCGTAGTGCTCAGCCATGTAGTTTCCCCCGAATTTGCTGCAATCGCTGAAACATCGATTCTTCAGCGTTGCGAAGTCGCTGTAAGTTGAATGCTACTACCTCATCGAGACTACGGGCAACCGATAACAGGTGCACCATCACAGTATTCGTCTGCCCTGGTCGATCCAGCCGGCCAATCAACTGCGTGAATAGCTCCAATGAGTAGAACAGATCGAAGATAACCAGATGATGACCACCCCATTGCAGGTTCATCCCATGCCCAACACTCTGCGGATGCACCAGCATCATCTTATGTTTTCGCCTATTCCACTCAGCCTCCATCTTCCCTTCGCGGTCCATCACTACCGCATTCGGAAAAGCCTTTTTCAATCGAGCTAACGTGTGTTTGAACCAGTAGGCAACCATCAAAGGCTGGTCGATCGTCTCGTCCACGATCGACTTCAACTCCTCGATCTTCTCATCGTGGATCGCGTGAACGACTCGCATCTCATCATAGAGGGCACCGCTGGCGTACTGGAGCAGCTTCGCGCACAAAACAGCACCGTTAACCCCGTCAATAACCTTGTCCCCCAGGTCGAGCACCAGATCCCGCTCGAACTGGTAATAGTCGGCCATCTGTTGCGGTGCTAGGTGAACCCGGCGAACGTTGATCTGGAAGTCACGCTCCCGGCGCTTCACCAGACAGATGTCAGCGATCTTCCGCTCGATCTCCTGGGCCGCCCCTTCGCGGATCTTCCATGATCTGGCCCAGTGGTTATACGTAAAGTACCGTTCCCGAAACGGGGTGATGCGCCTACCGAACCGTTCACCCTTGTCCAGCAGGTAGATTTGACTGAACAGGTGCATGTAAGTCTGTGATGCCGGTGTAGCCGTCAATTGATGAAACCGTTTGATGTATGGCAGCACCCGGTGAAGCGCTCTAAACGTCACGCTCCGGTGGTCACGCAGCCGGCTAGACTCGTCAAATATCACCACCCGGTACGGCCACGACTTCCGCTTCGCGCAAACCTCTACAAGCCAATCGACCGCTTCCTGATTGATGATGTGGATCTGGTCAGAACTGTCCAACAGCGCTTCACGTAGCTGGTGTTTCACGGCGGTCCGGGCAGAACCGCGACCCTTCAGCCTGGGGTCATCATCCTCGATCCGGATGACGGTGGTGCTCATATACGCGAGGTGCGACCACTGCCCTGGCTCGAACGGCCAGACGCGAGTCGCCACTCGGATCGGCGCGATGATCAACACCTTACCGTAGTAGCCGTGCAGCCACAGCCAATCGATCAGGGACAGGATGATAACGGTTTTACCGGTGCCGACATCGAGGTACAGAGCACTGAATGGCGTGACCTTGACGAACTCGATCGCCTCACGCTGTTCCGGCCGTAGGTCACCCTCGGTATAACGCACTTGGGCGAAAGCGTCCTCTAGGTACGTCATATCTCAAGGATTTGGTTAGCTTCATCGATCGAGTACACCGTATGAACCTCAACCCCGGCTGCCCGCAGTTCATCGTGACGAAGTAACTGTTGTGGGGTGAGACGCTGACCGGGCCGCTTCCACTCGAACAAGACTACCCGACCATCCTTCGCGTAAAATCGATCGGGAAACCCGTTTCGTGTGGTGCGCTCAATCTTCTCCACGAACCAACCAGCCATAACCGCTTCCTGGCGATGCCGGCGTTCGATGTCACTCTCAAGCTGACTGCGGTTCACCATAATCCCTCTATCCGCCTAGCCAGTCCCTGGAGCGCGCTCGACAAATCGGACTGCGGGTAATCTCGCCCCCAGCCGTCCCAACCAGCCCAATACTGTGTGGCGAACAACTCGACGTATGGCCCCGCTACTAGCCGTTCGATCCGCCGGTACACTTCATCCGGCTTGCGGCTGTGCTGCCTACGCGGTTCGCGAATGAACTGCCTAACGCCCTTGTCCAATCGGGGTGGCGATCCCCTGGTGAAGAGCAGACAGGATTCGCCCTCCTTCCGGGTCCAATAGCCCATCCCGATCGTGCCCTTATCCCATTCAAAGGCACGGGTCTTGTATCGGAACCCCCAACCCTTACCGACCTCGATACCCACATCCAGCAGCGGATCGACCACCCACAGGAAAAGGGCACAATCGCGCCTCGCCAGATCGGCCACGGGCAAAACCGCGATGTCCTCGATAGACATCACCGGGTACGGCTCGGCGGCGGTACGGTGCGGTGTCGTATCGTTGCCACTGTAGATACGGAACGACCACGGGGGATCTGCGAGGATCGCCCCGTAGACGCCCAACGGCAGCCCGTTAAAAAGCACTCATTTTACCTTTAACAATTTGATTCGATTCATCGATTATCCACCCATATTTTTGCGTGTATTCAAGAATTAACTCCCACATGATTTCCCCTGCTACTTCCCTATCAGTATCAAAATATTTATCAAATAAGATCTGCAACTCTCTGATGACTTTTCGCTCAATCCGACTACGATTCTCCTTCATCACACACCTACCATATTGTTCAAGCTTGCACCTTTCCCTTGAACTACTTTATACCTTGACCGCTTAATCCCAACCGCTCCATCACCTCGCCAGTGAGCCGATACGAAAATCAACTTTCCGTTCCACAAGCGTAGGTGGGCGCGGCAGAAGTGCAGAGCGCGTTTCCCGGTATAGTGTGCCTCGATCGACAGATCGCGACGGGCGTCGAGCGTTGGAGTTACCTCTAGCTTGATCTCCGTCCACGCGTGGAGAGGGAACTTGCCCACACCAAATGTTTGATTAAGTCTTTTCTCCAGCCCACGGTGCGGCATGTGTTGCCGCCTACCGATTATCTTCGGATGGTTGATACAAGCGAGTTCAGCATAAATCAACGCCTTGGAAATGTGATCAGCGGTAACAAATTCATCCTTGCGAAAGTTCATCCGGGGGTCTTCGGCGTAATTAATCTGAGTCGGAGATCTATAAAACACTGACTTACAGTAAATATTTTCACCATCTTCGGTTAAAAGAACCGCCATCCTCTTCAGGTTACTTAACTCCGGATATTCTGAATCGACTCCGAGATTTGCTTCCCACTCCAACCAAGTCCTTGGCGCGGGAAGAAACAAACGTTTAGTATCGATCCTACTAGTAGTTTCAGCGTCTTCTACTAAATCCATCACAAGTTCTTGTATCTCCGTTACCTCAAAACAATGAATATCTTCGACCAAATCCAATAGTGCAGGGTCAACTATAGTACGTTCACGTCTAGGCAATGAAACCTGTTTAGCGAGGTAATGAGCGATGGGCGTCATTTTACCTCCTCCATATTATTCAGTGCTCCGGTCAACTGGCGAACCGCCACGGTCAAGTACCAGATCTCCTCTTGGAGATTGCCCTGCGACACCTTCCAGGGGCCGTCCGGGTGACCGCTAGCTTCCAGCATCGAGAGCACCATCGCGGCCTGTTCCGCGGGGATGATCTTCACGTCCCATCCGGTTTCATCTTTACGCCGCACAGACATCTGCCACCCCTTGCCGGGGTGCTCGAACAGCGTGAACCCACTAATCCGTGGTTGCCGCATTGCGCAACTCCGCTTCGAGTTTAGCGATGATCTTGTCGCGCTCCCCCAATGCGCGAGCGATGTCCTCGATAATCTGTAATTGCCGCAACGACAGTGTCGCGATGTCAGGCATCTCGCTGAAACCGTAGATCAGCGCAGCTTCCAACCGTCTCCCAGCGTCACCTGTAATCATGGTTTCCCTCGTCATTTGCGATAAAATGCGCCACGCCACGCAGTCGCATTGAGCGGAAAGCCCGGTGCCCACGAAATCGGAGCACTCATCAATTCCCGCATACGTTCCAAGGTATGGTAATTGTCACCAATCGGCGCGATGGCGATTGCTTCGTCATGCGAGTGACCGACAACCTTGTAACCGGCTTCATGCAATCGCCGCAAACCCACCTTCAAGATGTCCCTGGTTAGTGCCTGAACGATGTTCTCCGTCGTCACCCCACCGTGGGCATCGACCAACTCCCACTTCGTAGTCCCCTGCTTGCGGCCCATGTAGCTGAAGACGCGCCGCCAGATCACTTCCCATTCGTCAACCGCGCCCGTCCAACCCACGGAACCACGCTTCCGTTTGAACTTGATCTCCTTCATCCGCAGTTGCGGCTTGTAGTAGTAGATGTGCCGCCCACTCGGCAGGCGGATCATCAGGTAGGGTTTACGGTAATCGAACTGGACGTAGCCAAGGTTGAATGGACGCTGCGTCTGCATAACCTGCCTTATGGCGTCCTCGCAGCCGTACCAGAACTGCGGGATCTCGGGATAACCGGAGCGGAAGACCGAGACAGCCCGTTCGGCCTGCTCCTCGCTCATCTCAATCCCCATACCCTCGGCGTACCGGAGTAACCCGGTCTTGGTGCCCTCTGTCACCGTGCCGGCCGACAGCCTGTAGCCACACCCCAGCGTGGGTGGTTTGCAGATGTTGCGTTCCGCTCGCGTGATCTGGTCATACGGTTTTTCGAAGAAGAGGGTGCCGAAATCCTTGTACGGGTCACGCCCATCACGGAAGACGTTGAGGAGGCGAGGGCACTGTGACACCCAACCCAGACCGGCCGACTCCACCGATGAATAGTCACAAACAAGCAACTGGTAACCCTCGGGTGCGCGGAACATCGAGCGCATCGCCCCGGTGAAGGCCAGCATCGGCTCGTTCACGAACAACTCGAACTCGGAATAGTCGCCCTGGCGGATCAGGTCCGTCGCCATCTGGAGTTTGTCGTAGTTGTCCTCCGGATCGAACATCTTCGGGGTGCGAATCATGTTCTGCGGCTGCACGTGACGACCAGCGAATCGGCCAGTTCTGGACGCACCGGCAAACTGGTACATGAATCGTACCCGACCACCCGGTCCCGCCATCTTCCGGGCCGTATCCGCTTTGCTGATGCTCGTCTTACTGACCAGCAGCCTCATCCCAAGGACTTCAGCGCACTCATCAGTCAGCATTCCGCCCTCATGGCCATGCTGGGTAAGCGCCTTCTCGATAAACTCTTTCTGGAGGTTGGGGTAAGGGTAGCCGTGGTGTCGGACCCAAGGAAGTAACTGTGAAACGGAACTTGGGTTACCAAGACCCGTGATCGCCGACATCTCGTCAAGCAGTTCCCGCTTCCGGTAGTCCGACAGCCGGATGACATTGTCCACAAACAGCCAATCCAACGGGATGCCACGATCATTGATGATCTGGTCTAGCTCGTAGAAATCCCATTCGTCCTGGGGAACCGGGTACTGGATCAATCGCCGCTTAATAGCTTCCTCGGTCAATACGTCCTGCTTGTTGTACTCGCAAAACTCCTCCCAGAGATGCGGATCGGTGACCCAATTCCGCCACTCACTGGTGAAATTGGTGCTCAACCTCTGCGGCATGCAGAAGATCCGGATCAGGTCCGAACCGGTCTTCAGCTTCTGGGCGTCCGGGGGTAACCCAACTTGCTTTCCGATGTCGGCAAGCCCCCCGGTGAAGGACTGCATGTAGGCAAGGCACATCGTGCAACGCCAGTTGCGATGCGGGGTCGCGATCCGTAAGACGCGACGAGTGATCACCCGCTCAAACTGCGCGTTAAACGCCCACTTCGGGATCTCCGGATCTAACAACGCCTCTTTCAGCCGTTTCGGAAAAGGAGCAAGATGCGCTTCCCAGTGTTCGAGGGGACCGTCACCTATCCGGTAGGCCGCCATATGAACACGGCAGCTAGGGTCAGCGCTGTACCTGTCCAGCCCGACCTTTCGTAGATCAAGGTCACAGGCTGTTTCGTAATCTAGGTGCAGCATCTATCCACCGTAAGGAAGTGCAACCGATGTTGTAGGACCGCTCGGTTGCCACACGGCCCCGATGGGAGCAGGGATTCGCTCCCCCGAACTATCCCTGCTCCATCCTACTTACAGGTCATCCTCGAAGCCGCTCTCATCCTCGGGCAAGACGCCAAAGGAATCATCGATCGCATCGTCCCCGATACGACCCTCGCCAACGATCTTCTGATCATCGCGCACAAACTGTACCGCGACGAGGTTGGCGTTAACCCGCTTGCCGTATGTATTGGATTGCCACCAGGGTTTTACGAGTAAGTTCACCCAACAACCGGGGTAAAACACCTCTGTTATCTCTTCCGGCGCGATCATCCTTGCCCGACCTGTGATCGGGTCTACACCACGTCCGCGAAGACCGGGACGAGTGTCCTCGCTGGCACTGATACTCCAATGCCCCTTAAAGCTTCGTTTGTCCGTCTCATCGCCGTCACGAAAAAACCGCTGCGTAGCCGGCAAATTCGGACTCTGCTTATCGGTCGCAATCTTCTGGATCGCAGCATCAATCAAAGCCTTCGACTTCGCGTACGCCGGGGTTTTAGGCATCAACCCATATGCGCTGTACTTCGGTTTATCCCCGCCCATTGCCCAAGGCTTGTCGAGATGCGGATACGACAGCCGCACCTCTTTAATCATGATGCTCTGGTCACTATAAGTGACAACGTACTTTTCCTCTCGTAACACCTTACGCTCAACAATCACGTCTGACATCGCCCACCTCTTTCACCGGTTCACGCCACATCTTTGGTTTACGCCGTATCACGTATCCCTCTCTCCCCATGTTGCTGGTAAAGTGTATCGTCTCCCACCGATCCGCCAGTGGCAATGTATAGCGGTACAACTCCGCTTCATTCCGAGTGGCGAAGACCCTAGCCATTAAAACTGTCCTCCACGGCTGACTGGAGATCGGCACGAGCGTCACCGATCGGCACGAGAGCCGGCTTACCGGGAGTACGATCAGTGAATAGGTTCACGTATGGTGTGGGGTCACGTACCCCGGCCGCTCGAACCAGCTTTTCAACCTGAGCCGGCGAACGGAGTTTCACTTCGTATGGGTCTACCCCAATCCGATCGAAAGCCTGGACAGCCTGCTCCTCGTCAGTCCAACGACGACGCCCCGGTCGCCCCTCAACGACCTTCCACTGACCGCCCAGGTCTTCTCCGCTTAGCCCACGCGCTATCAACTCGTCGCCGATGTCGCTAAACCAACTTTCCATGAGCTTGCGGTATCGGTAGATCTGGGCAAGCTGGGTAGTGGTCAACTCGATCGCGGGCGGGATTACAGGTGCAACAGGCTGCACAGGTTGGCGTGGGTCCACATCGAGTACCTCAAAAGTGAGATCGACCAGGGCTTGACGCGCTACCTCCAATGCAGGGCATGTCAGTCGCACCTTGCACCACTGACAAGCCTTCGGGCTTGGGGTACGGGGAGAGTCGGGTTGCCATGCGAGTGACCACCGCTCACGCGCCCAGTCGGCGAATTCCAGTAGCTCTTCGACTTGGACCTCCCAGAGATCCCAGTGATTAAAACGCGGCTGCGCGATCCGCATCCGGATTAGCTGGAAGTCGTAGAACTGGTTAAATTCGAAGTAGAAACCGAGAGCGTACAACATCAACTGCGTGTTCTTGTACGCGAAAACCTGCACACCTTTACCGTACTTCCAGTCGGTTATATCGAGTATCCCCTGTCGGCAGAACGCCAGATCACACGTACCACCTTGACCGGGGATGGGTGTGATCGCGGTTAGGTCAACCCGTGTCTCAACATACCGATCGCCGTGGATCTCGTTAGCACGGGTCAAGCATTCCTCTGCATGGGTAAACATTTCCTCGACTATCTCGACGGTATAGCCATCAACCTCCCTGGTTTGCCCCAACCAGTGATCGGGCCGCCCGCGTGTTTGCCATTCAGCAATCAACTCGTGGAAGACCGTGCCCTCAGCCGCCTCGTAACCCGCTTTATCCACGGCGGTGAGGGAAGGGAGGAGTGAACCGGCACAGAACAGAGAGGTGGCGGAATAACTAGGTCGAAACGATGAAATAGCCATTCCGCCCACCGGCTACAGATCCGATTCCGCGTGTTCGGCCGGCTGCTGAGCAAGGAGTACATCGACCTCGGCGATAAAATTCGCGTACTTGCTTTCGTCCAGGTCCGCCAGCTTGCCGTTCTCGGTCCCAACGTGCGTTGCGATCAATTTACGGGCAACCGGGCCGCCCCGCTCGTCCATCAACCGTTTTGCAACGACCTTAACCTCGTCCAAAGTCACTTTTCTCGGCCGCCCAGGACCGCGAGTGGCTGCTGCCGTAGAGGTGGACGGAGCAGTTGTAGCCGCGCCCACAGGCAATTTAGCTGCTAAAGCGGCGATAACTGTAGTAAGTGCTTTCACATCATCTTCTAACGCCACGTTTTACCTCCAAATTGGAGTTGCAAAAGGCAACGGTTGGAGCTTATCGTCGGGAAGATGAAGGCGTCAAGTACAAATCGAAGGGGGTACTACGAAATGATCCCATTCCCCAAATGGATTCTAGAATTGCCTGATGGCGTCGAAAAAAATCGAGCCATAGATGCGTTTCTCATTCAACTCGGAGGCATCTACGCGAGTCGGAGTCGGAAGAAACAAATCCAAATTCTCGCGGATACGATCGGAATAAACTATTCCACCTTGAAATCGCAGCTAAACGATCGCCGGATCGTCTACGTCCCGCAAAAGACGTTTGACGAAATCGAACGTGTCATGGGCATCCAGATTATCGGATGGACCCCACGCGGACTGACGTTCGAAACTAACTTTTAGGGTTGATCCAAAGATGGCCGGTTTTCTGGCGGATCTAGGGCTGCAAGTATTACGCAATGGGTACAACGTTATACCCATCAAACCGGGCGCGAAATATCCGGTGATCCGGGGGTGGCAGAAACTCCTGACCACTGCGGCAGATGTGGGTTACTGGCTGGGGAACGGTCACGCCGATGCGGGAGTCGGGATTACGTGCGGAAAAGTTAGTTTCGTGGACTGCGACATCCCTGCGGTGGATGACGCTAAATGGATGGAAGACTGGATTATCACCGAGATCGGGTTCGCCCCGGTGCGGATCGGCAACTTCCCCAAACGCGGGTTCATGTTCCGCGCGCATACGCCGATCCGGAAAATGGCGTCCAGGGTCTACCGGGATGAGCTAGGCCGCCGGTTCCAGATCGAGATCCTGGGGGAGGGTCAGCAGTTCGTCGCGTACCACGTCCACCCGGAGACGGGGAAGCCGTACCAATGGCAGATCGGCGATGGTCCAGAGTGGACACCGGTAGATGAACTGCCCGTGATCACGGTTGAGGATTGCCGGCGGATCATCGCGGAGTTCGAGCGGTTGATGGCCGTTAGGGGGTACACGGCAGAAGGTGCGGTCGCCTCTACGGTGCGGGAATACGGAGAGGATGAGTTAGAAGAACTGGGGGTCGGTAGCGACCCATCAGGGATGAGCGAGGAGGAGTTGGGGAGGCTGGTCCGCTCGATCCCGAATGATGACAGGGTTCCCTACGGGGACGAGACGAACACGGACGCGCAGCTTGGCTGGTTCAAGGTGATGTGTGCGATTCACCATGAGACGGGTGGGGGTGAGATCGGTCGCCGGCTAGCCCTGGAATGGTCCGCACGAGCGGCGAAGCACAAGGATGAGAGATTCGAGAAGACGTGGATGTCTCTCGGGCAGGGGAAGGGTCGGAAGCTCACCCATAAGTATATAAGGAAGTGGGCGGCGTTCTATGGGCGGCAGGGATTGGCGGGAATCCTGACGAAGCTGGACGCTGCGGTTGACGTAGACGGGTTAAAGGCGGCGATCGCTGACGCTAAAAAGCTAGTTTTGGACTCTCTCGACCTGGAACGCCTGTCCACGTCGATGCAACGCAACGCAAAGCGACTTGGGGTGACGCTAAGTGCCGCCAGAGCGCGGAGCATGGTGCGTCCTACGGTGGAAGGGGTGCCCGAGTGGCTGAAGGGATGGGTCTACCTGAAGCATACAGCGGATTTCTATCACAAGGGAACCGGTGAACGGATTGGGCGTGAGGCATTCGATGCCGCCCACGGGCGATACCTGTCGGAAGGAACCGCCTCCCGGTACGCCTTAGACATCGCAAAGATCCCAGTTTTCCACATGACAATGTACCTGCCGGGCAGCGAAGCCACTTTTAAAGACGCCTCTGGATTGGAATGGGTCAACACCTACCGCAGCCTACACCCGGATATCCCGTTAATGTTAAGTGAGAAGGAGAAAAAGGATCTAGCGACCATCCAAAGTCACTTTGGCCATCTTATCGGGGACAAGCGGGACGTAGAGTTATTAATATCGACTCTCGCGTACATCGTTCAAACCGGTAAACGTTGCAACTACATGACGATTATCCAGGGCGCAGAGGGGATCGGAAAGACGTTCATCGCCAAAATGATGGGTGCTGTATTAGGCGGGGCGCCAAATGTCCACAAGCTGGATATTAACACGATCATGAGCGTACACACCGATTGGGCTGAAGGGCACCAACTAAGTTTTATCGAAGAACTATGGCTCCCCGGCCACAGATATGACGTGTTGGACAAAATGAAGGTATACATTACTGACGAAGCGATAAGCGTACATCCGAAATTTGTCAAACAATACACTGCGGTGAATACTACGACCTATCTTGGCTTCACAAACCACCGAGACGCCATACCGCTAGGGATTGGCGACACGCGGTATTACGTCATTCTCTCGCCGTGGCAGTCCAAAGAGGAAGTGGATAAGTTTAAGAAAGAGAACCCGTTCTATTATCGAAACTTGTTTCGAGCGATTTCAGAATCTCCAGGGGCGATCTATGGCTGGTTGAAGGATTATAAGCTGTCTCCCGAGTTCAGCCCTGTCGGGAGAGCACCATCCAGCACCGGAAAAACTCGGTTAATTGATGAGCAACGTCCGGATCTGCAAATAGCGATTGAGGATTTAATGGAGCAAAATATACCAGGAATTTCAGAAGAAATCACGATAATTCACCTTCTAGTTGAGGAATTAAATAAGGTCGGATTTTATTCCGACCACAGAAGCATCATCAGCACCCTACGGCGACTGCAATTAACGCCTGTTTTGGGACGGAGGGTAAAGATGACAAACCCCCGCCGGGATTATTATTGCTGGTCAAAAAGCCCGGAAATCATTTCTGCGGACGTACAAAGGCTCCGCGCATTAATTATTGATCGGGTTTTAGGGGGTGAACTGTAATTTTTTCAGGTCAAACCCCACCACTCACCCCAACCACACACCCCATACCTTTATCTATATAACCTATTGATTCTATTAATAATAATAATAATAATAATATTAATGGGGTGTATAGGGTGTATAAAATACAGGTAAGTTATCCAAATTACAAATCAAATGTGTTTTTCATATGGGGTAGATTTTCCTCACACCCCACGCCCCTTGCACCCTTACACCCCAGCGGGAGAGAAACATGGATATTTTCGCGGCCCTAGCTGAGATCGAACGGGAAAGGGGCATTCCGGAGCGGCGGATCGATATCCGATCCCCGGAATGGCGCAAGGTCGCCGGTATAGTCAGGGGTTCGGAATGGCGTGTTGGTAAGCTAGAGCTATCGATCGCCAAGGAGTTCGGGATACGACATGGTTGGATCTTGAGTACCCCCTTCAGCCACAAATGCTTGGCCAAAGGTGGAGTTCACGATAGGCAGTATTATGATATGCGGCGCCCGTTTGTAGATCATCCTCAATACTACCGTGTTAACGCAAAAGCAGCCGCACAACTAAACCACATATATGTACCACCATTCGAGGAGGCGTTGTTTAATCGGTGGGCTTTATCTAATAACCTCACTTTGTACCTACCTGATCTTCCTAGTTGGTACAGCAAACGGACCCGGATTGTAGTTTACCTGGGGCCGGTCGGTAAGGCATCGCTCGATGCTCGTGGTCGAATTGACGATTGGACCGGTAGCCGGCCTAGGGGTAGCCGATAATCGCGTGAATCGTGCTCAGCGCCCGCC